ACAGTAAATAAAACTCTACCATTACTTGCCCATTTAAATTTCCTGCTATCAGGTGACAACACTAGCAAATTAGCCTCGACAGCTTTTATGCCTATATTTCTAAGTTCAACATTGTCATCTTGTAATAACTCTAAAAACATATAAGGATTTTTCTTTGCCATAAGCAACATATCTCTTTTTATTTCCTTAGAAGTCATACTAGATACCTTAGAACCTAATTCTACTCTTAATATTGCCTCTGCCTGATCTATTTCTATATCTTTTGCTGCAACCAATGCATTGATTTCAGTTTCTATATATTCTAAATCATCTTCAGCCATTTGAACTTCATCATGCTCATAATAGATAATATCTTTCATTGGATGATAAAGTGATAATAATTTTTGTAGATTTTGCTTTCTTTTTGGTACTACTAAAGTTCCGTTTCTAAAAGCTATGTGACCTAAAGTTGCTACACCATCTTGTTCAGATACAAGTGGAGAAGACATGTTTGTTGCATATCTAAGCTCTTCTTGTTTTCCATCATCTTCGTTAAACCATAATAAAGGTTTTCTTCTCGTGTGTCTTCCAGGTATCACATATAATAAAGGACTTTCACCTTTTAATCGGTAAATCCTATCTTTCTTTTCCCAGATTACTGGGTCTTGTATTTTTTTTGCCATAATATAATATAATTAAAAAGTTAAAATAAAAGCCTAGGGAGCCGAAGCTCCCTTTGCTTTTAATTATTGTGTTGATCTAGTCAGAGTCACCAATTACTCCATCACCGGACTTAAGCAAAATAAAGTTATTTGCTCCTTGAACACATAAACATCTCTCAGATAAGAAATGTACGTTCATAGCGTCTTCGTCTGAAGAGAAGTTACCTCCAACAGAACCTGTGATCCAAGATTTCATTCTTCTATCATCAGCTTCTGAAGCTCTATATCTAACATGTAGGAAAGGTCTTTGTATATTCTTTCCAAGAACTTGGTCATAAACCGTAGATACACCTGCTGGTACAACCACACCTTCTATATCTTTAACTAATCCTCTAGTTGTAGAGTCGTTAAGATATTTCCAGTCAGTTTTGTAGAAGTAATAAGAACCTCTTCTGAAACCAGAGAAACCTAAGTTTAAAGCCATATCTTCAGAATTGTCAAATACACCATAAGATGTACCGCCAGTTCCGTAAGAATTTTGATTTGCTAGCATGTTATCGATAGCTAATGAAACTCCTCTATTAAGGAATAACATATTTTCTTCGATAGCTCCTTGCTTATCTAATTCTTGTAAGATATTATCAAAATCAGCTAAACCGTCAGTTGCGTCAGTACCACCGAAATCAGCGTCAGTATAAACTAACCCTCTTGATGCGATAGCAGCAAACATACCTTCAGTACCTTTAACAGTGAAACTGTTAGATCCAGCACCTGGGTCCGCAGTGAAAGCGTGTGCAGCTTTTTCTGATTCAATCATTACCATTTCTAGTTGATCTTCAAATCTTAATCTAGCTTCGTGCTCAGATTTAAGATACCAAAGATAACCTGATGTTCCAACTTCTGTTGCAACTTCAACCCAACCAATCTGTGCAGTATCAGAACCGTTTACAGAATATTTGTCTCTAATAATTATTGGAGAATTGTTAAAGTATTCGCTTTTAGCGTTTACAGTATTTCCAACGTTAACAGAGCCTTTTCCATATTCAGAACCGTATACAAACAAACTGATTCCTGTTGTTGCACCACCATTGTTCCAACCACCTGCAGCAGCTCCGTTTAAAGCAGTTGCTTTATAAGGTACAGCTGTGATAGTAGTACTAGATGGTTTTAAAGTAACATAACACTTAGCTGTTTTACCACCTTTACTTATAACAACGGTATCACCCTTGTTTATGTAAGCAGCGTCATCAGCACTAGCGAAAGTTATTTTATTTAGAGCAGCGTCTCCACTTGCAGCAATCGACACGTCGTTGAATGCAATGTGAATTCTTCCTTGCTCTGCCCAAACAACCTGATCAGAAGCCATTGGCATTTCAGCGCCAACCATTCTTAAAAATCCACCGATCGTTCTGTTTCCATAACGCTCAACTTCTTTTTCGTATACTTCTGGTAAGAATTGCTTAGTGAAATTAAAGTCATTACCTGTAATTGACAGATAATTACTCCCAAACAAAGATTTGTCTGGTCTTGGGGTAAGATGCGCCGCAGCTGCACCACCCGAGAATGTTCCTAAAGCCATTTTTTTTAATTTTTAAGTTATTTTCGTTTAATTTTAAATTTAAAGTCATTTGAAGTATCTCCTGATATAGCCCTTACTTTAAAGCCACTGGCATCTCTAACTTTTTCGTGTGTTCCACGTGCAGACATGTCAACGTTTTTACCTTTTGCCATACTTTGTTTTATAGCATCAGCTTTACCTTGTTCGTAGAAGTGTTGAGCCACTAGATCGGGATTCATAGCTGTAAACAAAGATTTATGATAACCAGCAGCATCTTCCATTTGATTAGTATCTTTATTTAAAAATTTACTAACAAAATTGTTGATGTTACTTTGGCTCTCTTTAACCTTACCAGCATCCCTCACATTAAATCTATATTTTTTTTCACCTACTTTGTAATCAAAACCTTTGAAACTTTCGGAAAAAACCTTATCGGTTTTATTAAAAAATACTGATTGTGCATCTTCACTTATCTTTTGATTCTCCTCATAACGATTAAAAAAATCTACAGCTTTTTTTTGTTCAGGGTTCAACCTTGAACCAGCTTTGATTTCTTCATAATATTTAGACTTTAACCCGTCTAAGTGGGACTTAGCATTTGCAACTTGCTCTTTTAACGCCAATTTTTTTCTTTTAACAACCTTTTCATCATCATCTTCATCGTTATAACTAAAGTTATCTTCCATTATAAAGTTAACTTCGTCATCTGTAAGATGTGGTTTAGTTGTTTTATAGTATTCTCTTAACAAAGATTTATCATCTTGATTTGAATAATCTTGATTAAGTTTTACATAATCTTCTAAAGTACCACCTGTGTCATTCATAAAGTCTACAACTTTTTGTATGTTTTCAGGTAATTTTTCACCAGTTTGTTGAGATTGTTCTATAACCTCTTCAACCTCTTCTTTTAAATCTTCAACTTTTTCTTGAACCTCTTGCTCTTGTTCTTCTGTTATTTCTTCGAGCACAGGTTGTTCTTCTGGTTTTTCTTCTACTTCTTCTTTTACTTCTTCAGTTTTAGATGAACTTATTTGGTTAGACTCAGAGTTAGGATTTTTATCCTCTACACTAGTTAAGTCTAATTTAATAGTACCGTCTTCTAATACTTCGTTTTTAGGTTTTTCTTGTTTAACCTCTTCTTTAACCTCTGGTTGTTCTTCAACAGTTTCTTCTTTTTGTTCTACTGTTTCTTCAACAACTTCTTCAAGAGGTTGTTTTTCTTCTTGATTTTCTGCCATAATATAATATTATAAAATTTAACAAATGTTATCTTGGATCAAAAGCATTCAATCCAAATCCACCACCTAATGTATCATTACTTGACGACTCAAAGTTTTTAGGTGGTTTTCCGCTTTTTCTTTGGTCGATTAATTCAGATTGTTGGCTAGCTTGTATTCTAGTCCTTTCATCTTTACGATCTTCTTGCTTTTTTTCTTTAGAACCAACTACATCAAGCTCCATTTGTTTTAGTCTACTATTAATCATAAACTCATGGTTCATTAGTTCTTTTTTAAGCATTGCTTCTTTTTGCAGCTTATTCAAATCTAAATTAGCTTGCATACTAGCTAACTGAGCTTTTTGATTTGTTAAAGCTTCTTGTTTCTGTACTTCAGCTTGAGCAGCAACCTGTTGGGTTTGTGCATTAGCTTGAGCTTGTTGTTGGATATTAGCTTGTGCTTGTTGTTGAGCTAATTCCATTTTCTTTTTACGTCTCAATTTTAATAATTGATTAGCAAGTTTAATGTTTTTAATATCTCTTAGGTCTATAGCATCTTCAATATCAATACTTTGTTGTTGTATACCCATTTGAATATTATTTTCTAACTGCGCTTTTTCTTCTTCATCAGGCGCCATTTCAATAAATATACCAAAATCATATAAATGTAGATTAGACATTTCTTCTAAGGTAGCTACGTTGTGAGCACCTATTTGTTGTATAAAAGCATCTCTTGTT